GCAGAAGTAGGGGTAAATTCTTCATATGTAATACCAGCAGTGCTACAATATAATTTAAAATTATTTAATGCATAATCTACATTAGTAGGATCCCAATTACCAAAAACTAGTTGTGTATCAAATGTAAAAGTAAAGGTATTTGTTCCGGTAGAAATAAAACCCTGCGCACCCGCGTAATATTGTTGATTAGTTTCGGTGATTAATCCACCATCTGGAATTGCCATATTTTATTAACTTTTTTCATTAGCGTCTTCAGTTGCTACAGCCTGTGAAGCCATTTGTACTATAGACGGATCTTGTATTATAACACCAGCATAAGCTAGTATTCTTAATATTATTTCTGTTTGTTCTGATATATCTAACTCAAAATTTGTGGATAAAGAACCAGCACCACCAACTGGATCAAATATATACTGCCCTAGTCCTCCAGTAGTATAATCCCATACTACATTAGTTGGAGTAGCTAAATAAGATATATTTATATCATTAGGGGTTATAATTGTATTAGGAAATACAAATATTTGACCCGACTCATATAAATATATGGGGAATTTATCAGTAGGTTGAGTTAACGGGGAAAGGAATAATTGTGTTACCTCATTTCTTTGTGAATATTGTCCTAATTGTACACCTTGATACATTACAGAACCTAATCTGTAAAGGTCAGTTACTACAGTTAAATCTATAGTAAAAGGATTGGCCCCGGTTATAGCACCAGGTACAGCTGCGTTATTTATATATTTTTGAAAGAATTGTAATTTCTGTTCAATATTTTTTACGCGATTTCCATATTCAGTATCATTATCTGGTAATCTATACTGTTGATTTAAATCACTTGCATAAGTTTCAAATATAGTTAACTGTGCCTGAGTAGCCGTTTTATTGAATTCATCAGGTGTCATATACCCTCTTTGTTGTTGATTAAGGATTAATAAAACTGTTTTATAAACTATATCTACATTTACTGCCATTATATTTTTATTATTTAATATAGAGGCGGACGTATCCGCCCCTTATATTATTATTGAAGTTGTTTTTCTACTGACTTATATACTTCTACACCATCATCTGTTTTAAACCATGCAGCCAATGCTACATATGGGTTTTCATCAAATGGTACTGTCATTAACTTCCTATCATTACTCCCCCAGTGGAAAGATCTTTGATCTTGAGATAATCTCATTAACCCTTGATCACAAGCTTTAATTCCAACATTTCTCAATCCAACATTTTCATCTGCCGCTAAGCTTAAGAATAATAAAGGATTCCTTTTAGCAAGTAACATTAGATCTCTTTTTACTTCTTTAGAAGATAAAGAGTCTACTGCATTTCCTAATTCTACTCTTACAATTGCTTCAGCTTGTCCTATTTCCATAACACGTGCTGCATTTAATGCTTCTAACTCATTTTCTAAAGTTTCTAATTCATCAGCAGCAATTTGTTTAGGTACATATTCAAGATACTTACGATTTTTCATCGGATGATATAAGGATAATAACTTTTGCAACGCTATATTCTGTTTAGGAATTGATAGTGTTCCGTCTCTAAAAGTTATATGCCCCATAGTAACTTCCCCTTTTTGTTCATCTACAAAGGGGCTATTCATATTTGTAGCATACCTTAATTCTCTTTGTTCTTTCTGGTTAGGATCAAACCATAATAGAGGGTGTCTTCTAGTATGTTTACTTGGGATAGTAAGTGTTAAAGGCTCTTTATCGCCTTTAAGTATATAAGTTCTATCTTTTATTTCCCAGTCATCTTTTTTAACTGGTTTTGCTTTAACAGGTTGAGCTAAGTTTTCAATAACCGGTGCTTCTACAGCAACTGGTTTTTCTATAGCTAACCCTTCTGTTTTGTTTTTTGTCATAATATAATATAATTAAATAGTTAAAAAAATAAAGATAATGGGTGCCGAAGCACCCTTACCTTTACAGTTATTATAATCCTTGGAATAATACGAAATTATTCGCAGCTTGAGTTACTAAGCATCTTTCTGAAAGGAAGTTAACNTCCATTGCATCAAGATCACTAGTGTAAGCTCCACCTGCTGAACCTGTTAACCATGATTTCATTCTTCGGTCATCACCTTCAGAAGCTCTATATCTTACATGTAAGAAAGGTCTTCTAATGTTAGTACCTAAAATTTGATCATAAACAGTAGTCGTACCTGCAGGAACTAATACTCCTTCTATAGAAGCAGGACCAGTCATCGCACCACGCGTTGAAGCGTCGTTAAGATATTTCCAGTCTGTTTTATAGAAGTCATAAGAACCTCTTCTGAAACCACTAAAACCTAAGTTTAAAGCCATTTCTTCAGAGTTTTCAAATAATCCATAAGCAGTACCNCCTGCAGCTCCTGAAGATATTGCAGCTAGCATATCGTCAAAATCTAAAGCAGTTTGTCTATCTAAGAATAACATGTTTTCTTCAATTGCTCCCTGAGTATCAAGGTTNCTAAGAATATCATCAAAGTCACCAATACCTGTAGCAGCACTAAAGCCAACCATTACGTTACCTCTAGCCTGAATAGCAGCAAAAAGTCCTTCAGAACCATTTGCTTCAGTTTGAAGAACGATTGGAGAAGCAGGAGCAACAAGCTCAGCTTCAACACACATCATTTCTAAATAGTCTTCAAATCTAAGTCTTGTTTCAGACTCAGCTTTTAGATACCAAAGGTATCCAGAAGTACCATCTTCAGTAGCAACTTCAACCCAACCTATTTGAGCCATATCAGAACCAGATACAGTGTATTTGCTTCTAACAATGATAGGATTGTTTTGGAATTGTGTAAAAGATGGATCAACACTAACGAAACTAGTTCCAGCAATTAAAGCAGGACCCGCAGCAGCGTTAGGTGTTGTAGACCCTTTCAAGTATTCAGAACCGTAAACAAATATTTTTACGTTTCCAACTAAACCTGCACCCGCAATAGTAGCGGCTGTATAAGGATCAACATTTATAGTAACTGGACCAGGTCCAACGTTAGATGAAACAACTAAACACTTTACTTCTGCGCCAAAGTCATCCATTACAACAATGGTAGATCTTGGAGATATAACGTTAGTTACACCGGCAATTATAGTAATAGCATTAGCCGCACCTACACCAGGAGCTGCAAATGTACAGTTATCATAAGCAATATGTAATCTATTTTGTTCTGACCAGATTACTTGGTCACTTGTCATCGGGAGCTCAGCACCTACCATTCGTAAGAATCCAGATAAGGTTCTATTACCGTATCTTTCAACTTCTTGTTCGTAGATTTCTGGCAAATATTGCTGAGCGAAGGTTACACCACCGGCAGCAAAATTTAAATAATTCGTAGCAAGTAACTGTTGTACCTGACTAGGGATTATTGTCCCAAATTGGGGATTTAAAGCCATTTTATTTTAATTTTTAATTATTAATTTTTCGTTTAATTCTCAATTTTGATGAATCTGTTCCACTAATAGCTCGCACTTTTAATCCATCTACAAACATCTCCCCACCGGCAACCTGCCTTGGTTTATCTGTAGTTGGGTTCTTGGATTGCTTAACTAGGTTTTTAACCCCGTCGGCTTTTCCTTGTTCATAAAAATGACCTGCTAGTTGATCAGCATTCATAGCAGCATATAAAGCTTTATGATAACCTTTAGTATCACCAATATTTCCTTTTTTGTCTAAAAATTTATTGACAAAATTATTAATATCAGATTGACTTTTGGCTACGTTAGAAGGATTCTGTACTTTATATCTAAATTTTTTATCTCCTACAGAATAATCAAAACCTTTGAATTCTGTATTAAACAAATCATTAGTATTTTTTTGAAACGCTTCTTGACTTTGCTTTATAGTTTCTTGCTGTTTATTATAACGATTGAAAAAATCTGTAGCTTTTTGTTGTTCTTGTGTTACTCCTGGACGTTGTTTAATATCAGCATAATACTTATTTTTTAAACTTTCTAAATCCTTTTTCGCATAAGCAACTTCTTCTTTATAAGCTAGCTTTTTTCTACGTATATCTCTTTGTTCGTCTATGTCCTCATCTACTAGAAATTTATCTTCAATTAAAAAGTTAATTTCATCTTGTGATAAATGAGGTTTTGTTTGTTTATAATATTCATGTAATAGATTATCATCATCTAATTTACTATAATCTTTATTGAGTTTAACATAATCTTCTACTGTACCACCAGTTTCATCCATAAACTTCAAAAGTTTATCTACATTTTCTGGTAATTTTGGTAATTCTACAGTAGGCTCTTTAGTTTCCTCTTGAATATCTTCAATTTTTTCTGGAGTAGATTCTATAACCTCTTCGGTTATTTCTTCGATCGGAGTTTGCACCTCAACTTCTGCAACGGACTCTGCCTTTGTATCGCCGACCCGTGTTCCTGTGTCCACTTTCTCGCCATCTCCGGCTTGTTTATCCACATCCACTGTCTCTGTTTTTTGCTCTTGAACGGCATCTGTTTTTGGTTTTGTTAAATCTACCTTAATAACATTTGATTTTACTTCATCTGTTATTGGTTTTGTTAAATCTACTTTTGTTATTTCGTTTTTTGACTTACTTCCTAAGTCCTTCATTTTTTTAGGTTTTGACTTTATTTTAAAGTCGCCTTCTTGTTTGACCTCGACGGCCGCTTTTTGTTCTGCCATAATATAATATAATTAAATAATTAATAATTAAGCCATTGGTAACATACCTGCTTGGCCTTTGTTTTCAAAATCTATAGGTAATAAATCATTATTTCTTTGATCTATCATTTCACTTTGTTGTGTACCTTGTATTTTGGTTCTTTTGTCTTTTCTATCTTCTATTTCTTTTTCTTTAGTTTTCTCAGCTCCCATTTTCATTTGTTCTAATTGCATTTGATAGTTAAATTCTTCTGCCATTAATTGACGTTTAATTTCTGCTTCAGTTCGCATTCTTTGAATTTCAAATTGAGACTTTCCTTGTTCAATTTGTAATTCTTTTTCCGCCAATGCTTGTTGTTTTTGTAATTCTGCTTCGGCAGCTTGCTCTGCAGCTTGTGCATTAGCTTGTGCAGTTAATTGTATTTGACGTTCTTGTATTTGCTGATCACGTTGTTGTTTGTGTTTACGTTTTTGTTTTAAGAGTTGATTAGCTAATTTTAAATTACGTATTTGTCTAATATCAATTACATCTTCTAAATCAATACCGCCGCTAGATAAAGCAACTTGGATATTTTGTTCAAGCTGAGCCTTTTCTTCTTCATCCGGTTCTAAATCTAAAAATATACCAAAATCATGAAGAGATAAATTATCTATTTCTGCTAAAGTTTCTGCATCAAAAATAGATATACTTTCTTTTAAAGCATTTGCAGTGAGAGGATAATCTAATAAATCTCCTATTTTTTTAGCTATATTTTCACATATTCTTAAAGTTAACCATAAACTTGCATTATTAATATGTTTGGTAGCTATATTAGATTGCTGGGCTGCAATTTTTTGAAGTCCTACTAAAGTATCTCTGTCTGGTAAGCTCCCATCTCTGGCTTCATTTAATCCGGTCACATCTCTTATCATTTGCAAATAATAATTATATGTTTGAATCAAACTTTGAATCTTCGCCTGTCCTGAATTACTAGCCAATTCTTGTACTGGTATTTTACCTCTATTTAATTCTCCGTCTTGAGTTAAAGATCTACCAACTACAGAACCAGTTTGGAAATACATATTTAAAGCCTCTGCTGGATTATAATTAGTTCCATTACCTAAATCAACTTCTGCTAAACCATCCATATCTAAGAACACTCCGTCTGGTACCATTCTGGCTACTACCTGTTGTAACTTTAAATGAGTCAATTGGATCATATCAGCAAACCCAGTAATTCTACTTACTATAGAATCAATACGACCTTTATACATTCTCGGCGCGCAAATTGCATAATTCATTTCTACTTTAGTTGTATCTGAAAAAGGCCTAGTCATATTTTCAGCCATTTCCCATTGTAGCATTGTATTAGTTCCTAAAACTTTACAACCTTTATATAATACTTCTATAGTTCTACCTACCCTTTCAAAATTATCATTTATAGGAGGATTAAAAGTATCAGGTTTTTCTAATGCTTTTTCTAATCCATAAGGAGTTTCTTTTATTTTAAATACTTGATCGCTATATGTTTTATATTCAAAATATAACATTTGAACTGTACTTGCATCATATGCTCCTCCTCCATATAAATAATTTCTGTTTCCTTTATTTTGTTGTATTTTTTCTAATTCTTCAGAAGGGATATTAGGAAATTGTTTTTTAAGTTCGGGTATAGTAATTCCTTTTACTTCTCCTACATAATATATATCTTCAAAATTTGGATCTTCTGTATAAGAATATACCATATAAGCAGGATCTACATAATCTATAGTAATGCCATTAGCTAAATTAAAGTTAGTTTTGGAGGCTGCTATACCGCATGTAACTAAATCATAATTCATTCGTCTTTTAATTAATTCAAATCTATTTTGATCTAATACTTGATTAATAGCTTCTTCTTCTGCAATTTCTATAGATTGTTTATAACTCAATTGCATATGAAGTTCTAATTCCTCTTTAGTTGTAGGTAATTCTTCCTGTGAAATACTAGTACGTGATAAATCTGCCCCAAGAAGTCCTGTAATCTGCCCCATAGTCTCTTTAGCAAACATATCTTGTGCTACCATTTTAGCATAATTAGTTCGTTTATTTAAGGATTCTGGGTCTTGAGCATATGCATTTATATCATAGTCTTTAGCAGAAATACCATTAGTCAATATATCTACAAATTTAGATATAATAGGAACAGGTTTCCAATCTAAATTAAGATAAGATAGATCACCATTAATAGATAATTCATCTTTATATTTTTGTACAGGTTGTTCACCTCTAGCATATAATCTTAACCTATTATAATTATTCCATGTGGTTAAATATCTATTTCCATTAGTACGGCCTTGATTAAACCACTCGTACTCAATAGCCCTAGCTACTTGATCTCCATATTCCCAGCTTGCTTTCTCTTCGTCGCTTACTACTTGACTTGGAAAAGGACTATTAGTATTATAGTTTATCTTCATTTATTGTATGATTTTGGATAATGCTCCTGTATTGTCGTATTTTTTAATCCCTAATTCATATTCTTGTTTAATAAGCTTAGGGACTGGTCTATACTTATTCTTATTACATGCCATTATAGCTAATCCTGAGCTAATTGAGGCATCATGGGTTGTTCTATTATTAATATTAAATTTAGCCCAATCATCTAATGTGCGTTGAAAATACACATCTCCAAAATTCCCATCCTCCTTTAATCCTACATATTCTTCTATATAAGATTCAATTGCAGCAGCATGTGCTTGTATAATATCTTGACTTGAATTTGGTATTCCACCTATTTCTCTTTCTGTTACTGATAGTTTATTATATATTTTATCTGGTCTATTCATAGCATACTCCCTATACCCCCTTCTTTTAAAATGGTATAATAATCTAGGTTTATTATTTTCACATAATATAGGCATACCATAAAAAACGCAAGCCATTAATACATCTTCAAAAAATAATTCTGCGGTTTGTGGTCTCGCAATATATTCTAAGAAAAAATGATGAGGCGGAACATCTTCCATACTAAATTTAGTTAAACCATGTAAAGCTCCATTGGATCCCCTACCATCTACTGTTCCTGATATATCATAAGGGTCGCAACCAAAAGCCCCTAGACTTTTATTACCAGGATATTTTTTCCCTAATTTTAATATTATATTATTTTGTAATCTTGATGGAGGTGTCCAGGATACTATAAATCTTCCATTTTTATTAGGAACGAATATTACTTCAGTATCTTTTATTCCCCCTACCCATTGAAAAGATCCTTGTGTTATAACACTACTATGTTTAATATCACTATTCCAATCTATTTGTTGGTAAAGCTTAGTTAGATTAAATAGAGAATTTTTAGATTCATCTCTAAAAGCATGTTGTGTAGTTCGTGGAAATTGTCTATAAAATTCATTTAAAGCATCTTGATCTTCCTTTAAACCATCTACTTCATTTTGCCAATAATCTAATACTCCTAATTTAATTTTTTGCCCATGGGGATCTTTATCTGGGCTCTTGGGTGTTTCGAATACAGGTAATCCATCAGCGTTAATGTACCCTTCGTAGTTCCATTCCATAGGTATGAACAAAGAATAGAGTCCTGAGCGAGTCTGTCCATTGGCGTTTCTTTTTGTAACATCTGAGCTT